GGCGCCCTGCGCACATACAGCCGCAGCGGAAGCGATGCGACCGCGTTGCCGTTGATGGTGGCCGCCGCATAGATCCAGCTCTGGTAGTGGTCGATGCCAGCCTGCTGCGAGAACGGCGGCGTCTTGCCGTCCGCACGGCCTTCCGACTGACGGATGCTCGCATTCGTCCAGCCCAGCGCGTTGATGGCCTTGACAATCCGCCGAATGAGGTTCATGTAATCGCCTTGAAGAAGAATGGTCGGTACTGGCGCTTCGCCGCCACAGCCAGCGCCAGCGCGCACACTCCGTCATCATGGCCAGCGGAGGCCTCGTACACGACTCGGCCTCCCGTATATCGGAAGCCAAAGGACTCCAGTTCAGCCCGCAGCCATCCGTCAGGGTAACGCACGGAGCCCTCTTGAATGGCGTTTGCAAGGCCTTCCATCAGCTGCTGCTTCGACTGGCTGGTGAACTTGAATCCCTCGGCCTTGCGGCACACTGCGGTGATGTCCTCCACGATTGGATCGCCAACGCCAGTGCTGTCGATGAGCGCCTTCGTGTTTCCGATCAGCCGCGCCAGCCTCTCGCGCGTGGTGCGCCAGTCTGATTGCCAGCGCTCGAGCACGCAGACGCGGCCATCGGAGTCGATGCCGCAGGCCACCGTCCAGTCGGTGCTCTTCGCAAGGTCGACGCCAAACGCAACGGGCTTGCCGTTCGACAGGTCTGCAACGCACGACCGTATGGCATCGGCGCCGAACGGGTTGCTTCCGTCATCGCTCGGCTCGGCGAGGTACAGCTCGCGGAACACCGCGTCAGACAGCACGCGCCGCGCATCGTCAATCTCGTCGCGCGCGATGATGCCGCCGTCTGCGGCGTCATAGGCGGTGAGCTTGTGATAGGCCATGTTCGGCGTGCCAGCCTCGGCCAGCCGCGCCAGCTTGAACACCCAGTTCTTTCGACCCTTGACATTCCCGATAATGCGCACGGGTCCACGCGTTGCCGTAAGCGTCGAGCGCACGGCGTTCCATGCCTCCTCGCTGCAGCGCGTGGCCTCGTCTATGACCGCCGCGCGCACATCGTCGCCGAACAGGTTGTCGGGACGCTCGGCGCTCTTGAAGAACAGGCGCGCGCCGTTTGCAAGCACGATGAGAAGGTCGTTTTTGTTGGTCTGCCAGCACAGCTGGCGCGGGTCGGCTTGCTTGAGCATCGTTTCCATGCGCAGGAATGCAACCTGCTCGGCAACCGTGTAGGTCGGCGCGATCCACCAGTACGATCCAGCGCCGCCGTTCCACGCCTGCGCGAACAGCCAGATCAGGCAGCCAGCCGTCTTGCCGCTCTTGGTGCTGGCCTCGATGACCACCGTGCGCGCAGGGTCGCAGATCGCCGCGTGCTGCTTCGGGTACAGCGGCGGCAGCTCTGGCGGCTGCACGCGCACGGTCAGCCTCCGCTTCCGCCGCCGACCCTCAGCGTGATGGGCAGCAGCTCAACGAGTTCCGTTGGCTTGCCGCCGTCGAGCCGCTCAACGCGGTCGGCCGCAGCCAGCGCGGCCATGTTGTCGCGCTCCATTGCCACCAGCACCTCGACGGCGCGCAGCCGCTCGCGGTCGGTCTTGGCCTTCGCGACCATGCCGACCACCACGCTTGGAAGCTTGTCCATCAGCTCCGCTGGAATGTTCCAGCGGTTGCGGATGGCGCGGCTTACCAGCCGCAGCCCAGCGCGCTCATGCGTGGCTTCGATGGCCAGCGCCGTCACGGGCTTCGGGTCTGCGGGCGGCGCTTTCTTTGTGCGTGGCTTGCGTGGCATCAGAGGGTCGTGTCAAGGATGGTCTTGGTGAGCAGGTCGCCGCTCCAGCTGCCGCGCACACACGATGTGATCATCTCCGCGTCTTGCTGCCGCACGCCACGGCATCCCATGCAGCTGTGGTGCGCGCGGATGCAGACGCCTACGCCATCGGGACGCAGCGTCTCGAACATGACATCGGCAATCTGGCGGGTCAGCTGCTCCTGCAGCTGCGGGCGCCGTGCCAAGCACTCAATCAGCCGCGGAATCTTCGACAGCCCGACTACGCGCCCGTTCGGCGTGTAGCCAACCGTGCAGGTGCCGACGAACGGCAGCAGGTGATGCTCGCACACGCTCGTAAAGCGGATGCGGCGCACCCACAACGGTTCGTTGTACGGCTCGGTGAAGGTGGTGCCAAGCGCTACGCGCGGGTCTTCGTGCAGGCCGCTGGTCATCTCGCGCAGCGCCTTGCAAACCCTGCGCGGCGTGTCCAGCAGGCCTTCACGATTCGGGTTCTCGCCAATCGACTGCAGCAGGCGCACCACCGCGTCCTCTGGGGCGTCAGACCTTTCCCATGGAAACCGCAGCCACTCGCGCGCGCAAACGGCGTGCGGAGCCAGCGTGGACGGGCTGTGTGGCTTGCGGAACAGCGCGTCCGTGCGCAGTCCGCGATCCGTGTAGGGCTGCAGGGTTCGACCCGAGTCGACAAGGTCATCAACCACCAGCACGCCGTAATCATCGCCGTTGGCGCCCAGCATCTCCTCTACCGTTTCGTTCGGCATGGCCAGCTTGATGTGCGGCTCGGCCTCCCACATCTTGCGCGCGACCAGCATGGCAACGGGGATTCCTCCCATCGGCACGCCGTAGACCACTCTGACGCCCTTTCCAATCCAGCGGTTCGCAATGCTGGTTGACAGCGCGTCAACGGTGTCCCATGAAACAACGGCGGTGTCTGGCATCAGCGAACTCCCCAAAGTTTGTGCTGCTGGACGGACAGGCGCCAGCTTGGATTCTCGCGCACCAGCCGCAGGCACCAGTCAAGCGTCTCGCGCCTGTAGTGCAGCCCGTCGAACGCTGGGCTGATGAGCTGGTGGTGCGCCTTGCACGCTGGCCGCGGAATCGCCTGCCCGTATCCGCGCACATACTTCACCTCGTCTGCCGTCAGCTGCCGCACGGCGTGCTCGGCGACCTTTGGGCTGACGGTGATCCAGTCAAGCCCCAGCGCCGACACATCGACGCTGCCGTTGGTTTCGATGGCCACGCGGAATCCAGCGGACTTGAACGCCTGCACCAGCTCGGCGTCCAGCTGCAGCGCAGGCTCGCCGCCAGTGGCCACGATCCACGGTCGCCAGTGCGCAGCGACCGCCTCGTTGCCCCATGCGCTGCGGTCGACGGCGCGCTCAACCTCGGCCAGCAGCTCGCCTGCCGTCAGCCGCCGACCGCTGACGAACTCGGTGTCGCAATCGAATCCGCCGATGCTGCGTTCGCCAGCCTCGACCGCGCAACGCAGGTTACATCCGCTGAACCGCACGAAGCAGCTCATCTCGCCAGCGCGGACGCCCTCGCCCTGCGGCGACCAGAACACCTCATTGACTTTGTAACGCTTCACTGGAATGTCGGCCATGACTTCAAGTCCTCGAGGGTTGCGTAGACGGTCGCGCTGTCGGTTTCCTGCAGTGACAGCGCGACAACCGTTGGAATCTCTTGAAAGCAGCGCCGCAGCAGATACGCCGAAAGGTTCTCGACGCTGCTCTCGAACGGCAGCAGCACGGCGCCTTCAATGTGCAGCGCCAACGGATCATCGGTTCGCAGCAGCGTGCGATGATCCCATGCGTTGAAGATTGGCGCCAGCCTTGCGTCGATGTCCGCGAACAGCATTCCCACGCCAGCGGCTGCTGGCTCGACGCGCACATCGACTTCGACGCCGTAGCGGTGGCCGTGCAGGCGCGAACACTTGTCCATCAGCGCGCGGTTGCGGTGCGCAGCGTAGAAGCGATAGCGGCGGCGAATGATCATGGGGTGGCTCCGTAGTAGGTTGGATCGCGCACGCCTGCAATCTCGAACGCCTCGCGGCGCTCGACGCAGGTTCCGCAGCGCCCGCAATGAAACGAACCGCCCTCGTAGCAGCTCCATGTTGCGGCGAACGGCGCATTCACCAGCGATCCAGCCCTGACGATGTCGGCCTTTGACATGGCCACGAACGGCGCCAGCAGTCGCAGATGTTTGGCTCTCCAGTTTCCCAGCCTGATCGCCTGCTGCATTGCATCGATCCACTCCTGCCTGCAGTCTGGGTAGATGGC